CGTAAAAGATCCGAACACTATGTAAATAACAAGGAGTTTCTTGCTGCCATTGTTGCTTACAAACAATCTATTGTAGACGCTGAAGGTCTTGGTCAACCCAAACCTAGGATAACAAACTACCTAGGGGAGTGCTTCCTAAAGATTGCTACACACCTCTCATATAAACCAAACTTCGTGAACTATATGTTCAAGGATGATATGATATGTGATGGTATAGAGAACTGTGTACAATACATAAACAATTTCAATCCTGAGAAGTCAAAGAATCCTTTTGCATATTTCACTCAGATAATACACTATGCTTTCTTACGTAGGATACAGAAAGAGAAGAAGCAGTTAGAGATAAGACAAAAGATTATAGAAAGATCTGGGTTTGACGAAGTTTTCGTCGCAGACGAAGCAGGTAAATCATCAGAGTACAATTCAATTAAAGATGCAATACAATATAGATTCAACAACCGATGAGACTAACACAAGAAGTCATTGATAAGATTCAATTAGCAATGACCCACACCAAAATGAATGGCGAAACCAACTGGAAAGATGGTGATGAGATTGATGTGTG